TTAATCAAATCAAAGTATATCTATGAAAAATTAAAACGTGTTGAAGTAAATGGCAAGCGCAGATACGAAACACCCGGCGGACCGCCTGTTGCAAGTGTGACAACTATCCTAGGCGAAACTAAAGACAAAACACATCTTATTGCTTGGAAGCGTAGAGTGGGTGAAAAGAAAGCTCAAGAGATTGTTACTGAAGCAAGTGGCGTAGGTACAAGGATGCACAAGTATCTAGAAGATTATATTGAGTTTGGTGAATGGCCTACTCCTGGCAGTAATCCTTATGCGCAGCAAGCACATATGATGGCCACTAAAATCAAAGTTCATGCTATGGATGATGTTGATGAAATTTGGGGTAGTGAAGTTCCACTTTATGTTCCTCAAATGTATGCAGGTACAACTGACCTAGTAGGAGTATACAAAGGACAGCCTTGCATTATGGATTTTAAACAGACGAATCGTCCTAAGAAGCTAGAATGGGTAGAAGATTACTTCCTACAACTTACAGCATATGCCATCGCACACAATGAAGTACACGGCACAAACATACGTGAAGGACATATCTTTATGTGTAGTCGTGCAGGCGAGTATCAACAATTTGATTTATGGCCTGATGAATTTGACGATTGGGAACAGGAATGGTGGCGCAGGGTCTACCAGTACTATGAGAAGTTTGGCTAAATACTACTAATAGTTTCAGGAGTATTTAAATGGCCGTTGTTCAGATTTCAAGAATTCAAGTACGTAGAGGTAGAGCCGATACATCAGGCGTTCCTCAGCTTGCCAGTGGTGAACTTGGTTGGGCAATAGATGATCAACAACTTTGGATAGGTAATGGTGCAGTATCAGAAGGTGCACCAGCAGTAGGCAACACAAGAATTCTTACAGACAACGATGGTGACGTTTTACTAGCAGCAAAGTATGTTGCTCTAAGAGGTATTGTAAATACCAGTGCAGATGCTGGTAGTGATATTGAAATTGATCTAGAAGATAGATTAGATGAACAAATAAGTGTAAAATCGTTTGGTGCTATCGGAGATGGATTAACTGATGACACAGCAGCTTTACAACGTGCAATTGATCAATTATATTTAATTGATAGTAGACGTGGAGACGTTGATAGTAGAATTGCATTATATTTTCCTGCAGGCACTTACAAAATTACAGATAGTATTAAAGTTCCACCATATGCAACCTTAATTGGCGCAGGTATTGATAAAACTATTATTGCTACAGAAGATTGCGGTGCATTTACTACGGTAGGAGGCGATAGCGAACCGTCGTCGTATGAATTAGAACCTGCATTCACAACAGATTCACAACCTACAAATATTACTATGAAAGGCTTTACAATGTCTTGTTCTACATATGATGGAGCAATGCAACTTAACAGCGTAAAAGATAGTGTATTTGAAGATTTAAAAATTACCGGAGACCTAACTGGCGAGATAGCAACAGGTATTATTGTAGCAGGTGCAGGCACTGGTGAAGATCCTAATTATTATTATCTACCAGATGAAACATTAATAAGTTCAGGACAAGCATATGTAAATTATCATGCAATTAATATATCTTCAAAATCTTCTAGTGTTTACACTACAAATAACACATATAGAAATATTTTTATTAATGGTTATGTAGATGGATTTTACAGCGACGACGATATAATTGGTTGTAATTTTGAAAATTTAAAAATTACAAATTGTGTTAGAGGAATGATATTTGGTGAAGATATTGTTTTAGGCGATGCAGGTCAATTTTTTGGATTTGAAAAAAATACTATAACAAATTCAGTATTTGAAGACATTTATAGATATGCAGTGCATATTGATGAAGGCAAGTACAATACACTACATTCTAATCGATATATTAGTGTTGGTAACGAAGGTGGTGCAAGTGCAGAAGCTGAGTACAACATTGTAAGATTTAGAAGAGTCAATAATGTAAGTTATAATGATTACTTTGAAAGAGCATTTGATACCTTAGGTGGTGAAGCAAGTGGTAATGATGCTGTGGCTAATATAAGAGGCGACAACGGCGCTCACAGCATAACTTCATATCCAATTGATATGGAGATTGGCATTGCTCCAACTGGTATTACTTTGTTTAACTTACCTGCACAAGGCAATACAGGATCTTATGTAGTAGATTACTGGTACTATATTGACACAGGACCAGATCAAATCATAAGAAAAGGCACACTAAAAGCAACATACAACTCATCATTGCCTGAAGTAATTACAGAAGATGCACAGATGATCAATGGTGAAGATCCACTTGATGGTGAATCATTTGTTATTGATGCAGAGTTTGCTTTTGCCAACAATTCAATTAGAATATTTGCAACTAATAATTATGCAGATATTAACAGCGACAAATTTAGATTTATGATAACACATTATAGTTAATGCTAAAAGAAAAGTTTGAACAAAGACTTTATCAATGGAAAAAATTTAGAGAATCATTAGAAACTGATGACGATCCTATTTCAACTTGTATAGATTTTTGTAATAATCTAGAATATGATAGGTTATGGATTGATCCTTATGACAAAGATCAATGGCCAGGACCGTGGGATTTATTGCATCAAAATTTGTATTGTAATCTATCAAAATTGTTATTTTTTTGCTACACTTTTCAGTTAACAGACCGTTTTTCCCAGTGCTCTTTTGAGATACATATAGGTATAAGTCAGCAACAATCTGCACATCATTTTGTTCTTTTTATTGACAAAACACCTATAGGGTATTATAATGATATAATGTGCGTTTTAGAAAATTTGAATGATTTAGAAACAGAATTATGTGTGGCAATGCCTGCCGTCTACTAAATATCAATTATAACAAAAAAAGGAAAAGACATGTCTAATGGAATAAGTATCGTCAAACGTGACGGAAGAAAAGAATCTCTCAACATTGACAAAATACATTTTGTAGTTGAAGAAGCCTGCAAAAACTTAGCAGGAGTAAGCTCAAGTCAAATTGAAATGAACGCAAATATTCAGTTTTATGACGGTATGAGTTCCAAAGCAATCCAAGAGATTCTAATCAAAAGTGCGAACGACCTTATTTCATTAGACGTACCTAATTACCAAACAGCAGCAGCAAGATTATTATCGTATACCGTAAACAAAGAAGTATTTGGACGTTATGAACCAATCTCGTTACGTGAAATGATTGACTTGAATATCGATCGTGGAGTATATGATGCTGAATTTCTTGACTGGTATACTGATGAAGAAATTGATAAACTGGATAGCTATCTGCATCACAAACGTGACGAAAACTTTACATACGCAGGACTTCGTCAAGTTGTAGACAAGTATCTATGTCAGGATAGATCTTCAGGACAATTATTTGAAACTCCTCAGTTCATGTACATCATGATAGCTGCTACTCTTTTTGCACAATATCCAAAAGAAACACGTATGCAATATGTAAGACGTTATTATGATGCAACATCGTTATTTAGAATTAATATTCCTACGCCTGTTATGGCCGGTGTGCGTACTCCTGTGCGTCAGTTTGCATCTTGTGTACTAGTTGACAGCAACGACACATTAGATAGCATTTTTGCAAGTGATATGGCAATTGGACGTTACACAGCACAACGTGCAGGTATTGGTATTAACTCTGGACGTATCAGAGGTGTCAATTCAAAAATACGTGGCGGCGAAGTAGCACACACAGGTATTATTCCATTCCTTAAAAAGTTTGAAAGCACCGTGCGTTGTTGTACACAGAATGGTGTGCGTGGTGGATCAGCCACCGTACATTTCCCGTTTTGGCATCAAGAGATTGAAGACATCCTTGTGCTAAAGAACAACAAAGGCACAGAAGACAACCGTGTACGCAAACTCGACTATTCAATTCAATTAAACAAAACAATGTACGAACGTCTATTAGCAGGCGAGGATATTACATTGTTTAGTCCGCATGATGTTCCTGGACTATATGAAGCATACTTTGGCGATGCAGACAAGTTCAAAGAGATGTACGAAATGTACGAACGTAAAACAAGCATAAAGAAAAAGAAAATTCCTGCAATGGAATTGTTCAGTGACTTGATTAAAGAACGTGCCGAAACAGGTCGCATTTATATTATGAACGTTGATCATGCTAACACACATAGCAGCTTTAAAGATACCGTTTACATGAGTAACCTATGCCAAGAGATTACGTTGCCAACAAAACCGTTAGAACACATTGATGACGAAAACGGCGAAATTGCATTATGTATTCTAAGTGCCATCAACGTAGGTATAATAAAAGAACTTGACGACCTTGAGGACTTGTGTGATCTTGCAGTTCGTGCGCTAGAAGAAATTATTGACTATCAGCGTTACCCAATTAAGGCAGCAGAAATTAGTACAAAGGCAAGACGTTCACTAGGTATTGGTTATATTGGTTTAGCACATTATCTTGCTAAAAATCATGTGCAGTACAGCGATCCTCAAGCGTGGAAACTTGTACACGATCTAACAGAAGCATTCCAATACTATCTTTTAAAAGCCAGCAACAATTTAGCGCAGGAGCGTGGTGCTTGTGAGTATTTTAACCGCACTAAATACAGCGAGGGCATCCTTCCAATTGACACATACAAAAAGGATGTTGATGGTGTAGTGGAGAACAATCTTAACTATGATTGGGATGGTTTACGCAATGATATCAGAGAATTCGGACTCCGTCATTCAACATTGTCCGCACAAATGCCATCTGAGAGCTCATCGGTTGTGTCAAACGCTACCAACGGAATCGAACCTCCTAGAGGATACTTGTCCGTTAAGAAATCAAAGAAAGGGCCTCTTAAGCAGATTGTTCCGCAGTATCAAACGCTAAAAAATTATTACACATTGCTTTGGGAAATGCCAAACAACACAGGTTATATTAATGTTGTTGCTGTGATGCAAAAGTTCTTTGATCAAGCTATTTCAGGCAACTGGTCATACAATCCAACAAACTATCCTGATAACGAAGTTCCTATGAGTCAAATGATTCAAGACCTTCTTACAACTTATAAGTTAGGTTGGAAGACAAGTTACTATCAAAACACTTATGATTATAAAACTGATCCTAGCGAAATTGAAGAAGAAAAGCCGCAACCAGTTTTAGAACAGGTCAACGGGTTTGCTACTCCTGAAGACGATGAAATGTGCGAAGCCTGCGCCATATAAATAAAACACTTGACATACAGCCCTGATGGGCTGTATACTTCTCTATACAGACACAATAAAAAGGATAAACAATGTCGAAGACCGTTTTTAATCAAGAAAAAGTTGACTTTACAAAACAAAACATGTTCTTTGGCGAAGACCAAAACACTCAGCGTTATGACACGTTTCGCTTTCCTGTCTTCGACAAGTTGAACCAAACTATGCTTGGGTACTTTTGGCGTCCAGAAGAGGTAAGTTTACAAAAAGATCGTGCAGACTTTGCTAACTTCCGCCCAGAGCAGAAACATATTTTTACGGCTAATTTAAAATATCAAACATTACTAGACAGCGTTCAAGGACGTGGACCGTGCTTGGCATTCTTGCCACACGTAAGTTTGCCCGAACTTGAAGGTTGCATTGTCACTTGGGACTTTTTTGAAACTATCCATTCACGTTCATATACACACATTATGAAAAACGTTTATGCAGATCCTGCAGAAGTATTTGATACAATTTTAGACGACGAAAAGATTATTGCTCGTGCAACCAGTGTAACAAAACATTATGATGCATTCAATGAAGCAGCAGATGCGTATTTCCATCGTGGCGAAGGATCTTTGCACGATGTTAAAAAGAAAATGTATCTTGCAATGATGACGGTTAATATTCTTGAAGGACTGCGTTTTTATGTAAGTTTTGCATGTACGTTTGGCTTTGGCGAACTGAAACTAATGGAGGGGTCTGCAAAGATTATTTCATTAATTGCACGTGACGAAGCACAGCATTTGGCATTGAGCACCCATGTACTAAAACTTTGGGCACAAGGTAAAGACGATCCAGAGATGGCTAAGATTGCAAAAGAGTGTGAAGAAGAAGTTTATGATCTGTGGCGTGAATGTGTTGCAGAAGAAAAGGATTGGGCTGAGTATTTGTTTAAAGATGGCAGCATGATTGGACTTAACACAACACTACTTGCACAATATGTAGAATACATTGCTAACCGTAGACTGAAAGCACTTGGATTAAATGCTATCTTTGATGCACCAGTTAATACCAATCCGCTACCGTGGACTACACACTGGTTGAGCAGTTCAGGATTACAAGTTGCTCCACAAGAAACAGAAGTAGAGTCGTATATCATTGGGGGTATTAAACAAGACGTTGATAAAGATTCATTGAAAGGATTTTCATTATGATACACATTTGGGGTAAGCCTGCATGTCCATCATGCACAAAAGCAAAAGCACTATGCGAAAAATACAATTACCAGTTTGAATATTTAGAACTAGGTAAAGACTTTACACGAGAAGCAGTACTTGCTGAGTTTCCTGAAGCAAGAACCTTTCCGCAAATTGTTATTAATGGCCAAAAAATTGGTGGTTATGAACAAATGTTAAGTTACATAGAAAATACAGGTTACACAGGAACAGGACATAGTTTATGATTATTAAAAAACCTATCGAATCTCAATCTACAATTACTATTAAAACAACAGGTGGTGATGAGATTGTTGCTAGATTTATAGAAGAAGATAATACTACAATTACAATCAAAAAGCCTTTGGCTCTTATGGTTACCCAACAAGGCATTGGCTTAGGTCCATATGTTTTTACAGCAGATGTTGATGAAAATATTGTAATAAATAAAAGTGCAATAGTATTTTTTACTAAAACTGATAAAGAAATGGCTACACAATATATGTCTAGCACA